CGGGTCTGGCATTGGCAAAGTCGGACAGCATGGTATGGCGGCGCTGTTCTGCAACTGCCTGTTCGCGCTGTGCTTCGGCCTGTGCCTCGTCTTCTGCGGCTTTCTTTTTGTCTGCTCTGGCCTGCTGGACTCTCAGAAGTGCTTCGGCTTCTGTAATCTCGCGGCCTGCGGCTTTTTCGTTCTCTTGGAGGACGTGCGCTCTGACAGAGTCCATGAGTTGAGGGATTGACAAGCCGGTGGGCTGTGCAAGCTCAGTAAGGAACTCTTCATATTCCGCTATTTGGTCGCCCAGTTTTTGGGTCTTGCGGTCGTAGTCCATGCCCTTTTGGGCAAGTTCTATAACCTCGTCGCGGCTAACCTCTCGAATCTCGCCCAGATGCTTGAGAGTAAAGCGCTGGTCTGCGGGTTCCTCTGCCTGTGTCTCGGGCTGGTCTTCGGTGGGCTGCTCGTTGTCTTCGGGGGTGTCGGCATCGTCGCCGGTAGTATCGGTATCGTCGGCAGGCTCGTCCTCGGGCTGGTCTGCTTCGGGGGAGTCGTCGGCGTTGTCTGCGTCTTCCTGTTCGGGTTCCTCGCTTTCGGGCCTCTCGGCAAAGCCGTCGCTGTACCAATCGTCGTCGATTGCGTTGTCGGTTGCGTCAGTCGTCACCTCTGCAACGTCGGTTTCCTCAAAGGTTTCTGCAAGATTTTCTTTGTCCATATAAAAATCCTTTCTCCGCTATGGTCGGCGGATTTAGAAATTATTAACTTTGTGGAAGCGCAAAGCCTGTGGTTTTAAGCTCTGCGCTTACGTGGGGGTTAAGGCTTGGCCTTTGCCTTTGCGACTTCCAGAATGAAAGTCTTGAGCATGGAGAGTCCGGCCATCACAGCTGCAAGGATTGCAGTCTTGTCCATCTCCAGAGAAAAAGTGAGGCCGCCAAGAAAACCCTCAACGAAAGTCCAAGCGGCTCTTTCAAGAATGTTTTTCCAGTTCATAAAAACTCCTTATATCATGCCCCGGGTGTCCCCGGTTTCTAACACTTTGCGTTGCAAATCGCTAAACCCTCCGCCCGTGGGAATCTCAGGTTTTGCGCCAACATCTGTTGTTGTCGGCATACCGCCTCCGCCTCCGGGTTGACCGGCAGGGGGGAGGGCTTGCATCTGCATCATTTGCATTTGGGCTTGCTGCCGTTCAAGCTCTTCTATCAAAGCTCTACGGGCAGGAATGTAACCATCGGGTATGCGCTTAAGGTACTGGAGGGTATCAATTCGGTTCTGCTGGAGCAGATTATCAAGGGTCTGAATTGAGGCAATTTCGCTGTAGTAGGAGCTTGCGCCAACGTCCAGCTTAAGCAGCATTGGGTGTTGCTTGAGTACGCCAAAGTCAAAGGAAACTTCAATCTCGTCGGGAACTGTTACCCCGGCAAAAGCTGCGGTTTCTTTCAATGCTTTGGGAGTGGGCATATCCACGGAACGACTTCCGTAATACTCACCCATGAACTCAAGGTAGATTCTGAACAAATCTTCAATGCATCGGTAAAGGTTCTGCTTTGTAAGCTCTGTCGGGGTTGAAGCTGCCCTTTGCAGAGCGATAATGGCAGACGTGTTGTCCGGGCGAGTATCACCCAGAGCTACAGCCGTAGCGCCCAAACCCTCTTCCGTCTTGGTGATTGCCAGTTCAATAAACTGTGCAATCTGGGGAGAGATTGTGGCGGGGTCCATTATTCTGGCTACAGTGTTTACGTCGCCGCCGTTAATACCGATAGCACCGCCGATTCTGTTGTCCCACTTGGTTACTCTTGTTTTGTCGTAAATAACCTTGGGGTATGCTGTCTTGAGGAAAGAAAGCATAGAAGCGGCGAAAATCTTGTTTACAAAGATTTGGTTAGGGATAAGGCCGGTTATCATGGCTTGGCCGTGATAGCAGTCCTGTATGTAGTCCCAGTTCAGCCAACAGATGGGATAAAGGGAAATGCCAAGGTCCCAAGGCTTTTGCAGGGCGCACTTTTCAGTGAACTCAAAGCCCCATATTGAGCCTGTTTCCTCGTCTTTCCAGAGAAGCAGCAGAACAGTGACTTTGTCGTCGTTGTCAATGTCCTTTGCGCTGTCAATGTTTCTGAAATCCAAATCCGGGGTTATGTCTTGCCAATTCTTCATGCCGTTCTCTTTGGCTTTGAGTTTGGCGGTGCGTACTGTCTCACGCTTGGAAATCATTATCCAAGGCTGGGCCTGTACGTCTCTGTCGTTGGGATTACCAAAGAAAACATTGGTGTTCTCAATAACTTCGGTGCGGACAGTACCTTTGGCGTCTTGCCCGGTTTCGGCATCAGCGTCCCAATATGAGTACAAGCAGCCGTCACCGTCTACAGCGGCATTTCTGGCAAACTCGCGCATCAAATCAGGGATTTTATTCTGTTCTGTAAGAGCCTCGAACTCGTCGTTCACTATTCGGGTAGGCTCTACAAGTTCAGTTGTGTTTGGGGTTTTCGCAAGCGCAGAGGCGTTAACCCTGATATTGTCGGTGGTGATTGTAGCCACGATGAAGCCGACAACGCGCTTGAGGAAATTAAACTGAGGCGTGGGCAGGCCGTTTGCCTGTACGCCCTCCCATTGCTTGCCTATGTAAAAGTTCTCGTTGACCTTTACTGTTTCGTTGAGCTTGATGGACGTATTGAAAGCCAACGCTTTTTGGTACAGCTTGTACCCGCTCTTTGAGTCCGGCAATTTCTTGCCGTAGAACAGGCCTTTTACATCATCCATTCAAAATGCCTTTCATGGCTTCGTCGGCGCAGTAGTTCATAATGCTTGCTACACCGCTTTGCCAGCGCTTTTCAAATTCCTCAGCGTCCATCTCGTTGAGGCTTGCATCTGCCAGCTCGTTAAACTCTTTCTGGAGGTCTTCAAGGCCTTTCTGGAGTTTGGCGGTAGCAGCGGCATTGCTTGCGATATTGTCCCTTAAAGCGGCTTCAATTTTGCTGTGGCGATACTCTGACAAACCAAGCAGGGCAAGGCAGAGCAGAAAAAGTATGTACTCCATTCATTACCTCACTTAAAGGCGTTTTCTCCGCCGACGATACCAACGAGGTTGATAGTCAGTACCTTGTCGGAGTTGTCTTGCATGGGCTTGTCGATATACCCGCCGTTGTCGGGCTGCTTCAAAGCGTTCATGCAACCGTTAGCCGCTTTAGGCTCTGTCACCATGCGGCGAACAAGCCAACTTTCGCGGCGGTCTGCGGCAGAGTCGAGAACGTCTCTGTATGCCTGGGCTTCCTCTGTGTCGCCTTTGGCGTAGTTCTCAAGAGTGCGCTTGCTGATTCCAAGGTGTATCCTCATGCCGGGGAAGTCGGGGAACTCCGATTCCTTGAGAGTGTCAAAGTATTCGTTGATGGCCTCTGCCAGCTTTTGGGGAGTTTCGTATTTTCTTTTGGGGCCTCTCTTTGCCATGATTTACACCTCCTATCAAGCGCTTAAATATTCTGGGGTGACTTCGCCACCACACATATAACTGTCGTAATCCTCGGCCTCTTCTTCCTCCGCGTCTGAAAGCTCTTCTTGCTTAAGCTCGGGGTTCTCGGCTTGGATTACTCGGGTGATGCAGAAATAGCGGATTGCATCAACGTTGTGGGTTATGTCGTGCGGGTCTTTGGCGCAATCATTGGGGTTTTTATCGTCGGACTGTATGCTTTCCATATCGGAGATTGCTTTCTCGCAAGTATCAAAAAACATGAGTCCGGGAAGAGTGTCCGGGGCTTGGCCCTCGGGGAACATCTTCCGCACGGTCGGGTCCTTCAACGGCATAGGAGCAAGCATTTCCTTAATCATCATGTGGCCTTGTACTCTGCTGTTGTCGGACCTTACGACCGGCAGTCCGTTAGTTATGAAAATCTCCGCCATTGTTCGGCCTGTGTCTTTCAGGCGACTCCACATATCGGGCGGAGCGTATGTGGCTAAAATGTTTTCGGTCGGCAGGGTGTTCTTGACAGCTTCACGCGCTGCGTCCTGAGTAATGAGCTTTTCATGCTCATAGTGTCTGTATGCCCAGCACCGACCATCTTCATCAACTGCCCACCAAAAGCAGGCGAACATATCAAGGCCGTAGTCGAAACTACGGTATCGTGTCCAATGGCTGGGGATTTTGAACGGCTTGACAACATGTGTCGTTCTGGACAGTTCGGGGAAGTAGTTGCCGCCGATGGCGTTCCAGTCGCCGTATCTGTATGCCCTGCGTAAGTCTTCAGGCATGTTTGCCAGATTCTTGAGGTACAAGGGGGAGCTTTCAAGCAGCCATTTGTTGTCCTCAACCGTGGCGAAAATAAATGTGTAGTTTTCCGGGTGTTCGTCTCTTTCCGGCTCGTCAGGGTATGTCTTGTAGTTCCTGTCGATAAACAGTCGCTTAACCCAGGCATGGCCTACGCCGCCGGGGTTACAGGTCAAGTACATTCTCTTGGGGTAAGGAGTTGCGCCACGCATACAACCGCCAAGGAAGTTAAACGACCTTTCTGTGAACTGCGTAGCTTCGTCTATGAATATCCAGTCATATTCAAGGCCGTTGTATTCGTTCTCTGACTCGTCGCCTTGCCAGTGGCCGAACTTGATTGATGAACCATTCTCAAAGGTCATCAAGTGCGATGTGCCGTTGTATGAATAAAGCTCCGGGGCTAACTGCCGAAGCATGGGACGTATAATGTTTTCTTCTACGTCGTTGTAGGTTTTTCGCATCATCAGAATCTTTATGCCGGGGTTAAACAGCGCCCCGCCTATAGCTTTTATTCGGATGATGTGCGACTTGCCGCCGCCTTTTGCACCGCCGTAGCAAGTAAACATTGTTCTTGAGTCCAAGAAGCGTTGCTGTTTATCGTTTACCTCTCCGGGGTTCCATTGAAATTCTGTTTTTGCGCTCTTCCGGGCTTTCGCCATGTGTCCTCCAAAAAGCAAAAAAGGACCGCAAGCTACAGAAATCAATCTGTAACTCACGGCCCTCTACATGCCCTCATTCGCCCAGTGGAGCTATATTCTCCCTTATCCGGGTCATATTTATTTGTGGAGCTATATAACGGAATCGAACCATTGTCTACGGGTTACAAAGCCGCCGCTCTACCATTGAGCTAATATAGCTTATATCTCAAAGTCTATCAGCTTCTTGCACCGGTCATTAGGGCAAGTCAGCTGTATGTTAGTGCTTGCAGCACCATAGAGTGCTGTGCCTATATATCGTCTGCAACGGGGACACAGTAAGCGTCCACGTTCCATCAAGATTTTTGCAGGGAGTTTATTATTTTTTTCTAAAGCCATTTCTGGAAGCATACCCCCTGTTTTTCCGGTGTAGTTAAGGTGAACGGCAGGCCACGCGCTAATGCGCTATGCGAGTTTCGGCCGGTGCCGAGGCCGACTTGGCCAGAACCTACCGTTCAACTTCATGTGGCGGCGAGTGTAGGATTCGAACCCACGAGTAGGATGCAAGCCCACACATTAGTTTTCAGGACTACGCCCTTTGTCCGCTCGGGCAACTCGCCGTATATGGCGACAAGCAGAGCAATCGAAGCCCATCCCTTGCGGGACCCTTTCTTTAGCAGAGAAGTCCCAAGACCTCTTGGGTTTGCTTGCCGTATGTGGTTAATTGTGGAGGCTTGTGGGGATTACGATACCTCGACCTTTCGGTTAACAGCCGAACGCTCTGCCTCTGAGCTAACAAGCCAGATAAAACGCTCAACCAGAATTGCACTGGAGCTGCCGCAACAGTCGGGCTTTTATGAGCTACCCGATATATATTAGAAAGGAGGTGATTCAAAAAGCAAGAAATTGGTGCGC